GTTCATAATTACAACTTACTAATTGCATACATAATTGTAAATATAAAACTAGCTTGTAAAAACACAAAACCTAGTATGTAATTTAAGTATCTACGCATTATCTATCTCCCTAATTAATTTGAATATTTTTTGTAAATCTAAAACACTACATTTATCTATAAACTCTTTTGCTTCTTTACGCATATTGTTTTGATCTACTTTGGCTTTGATTTTGTTCTTCATTTGAACCTCATCAATGTTCCACTTCGTTTGATCTGTCATGCTCTCTCCTTTGGTAAAAAATCTTGTTGTAAGTAATTGTATCCTAAAGAATAATCATAATATTTCCATTTTTGATTTTCTTTTATACATTTTTCTCTAAACAATTTTTTTGCTTCTTCAGGTGTATCTGCAACAATTATTATTTCTCTTAAACCTGTAGAGTTTGTGAATCTCCAATGATTTATTTTTGGTGGGTGTATTAAATTATTCATTATGCTCTCTCTTGTGTTAATAAATTTAAATCTTCTGTTGAAAGATTTCTAATTTGATCTTGGGGCAAACTTCTTAGATATTCAATATGTCTTTGTTCAAGGCGTTCACTTATATGATGAGAAAGATTTGACCAAGCATAATTAGGGTCTAATTCAAGTTCAAAAGTTTCTTCAACATTTACTAAAGAACCCATAGCATTTATTCTTCCTCTTGATAAAGTTATATAAGGTCTGCTTAAACCAAGAAATGAATTATTATCATCTCTTTCCATTCTACCATTCCAATGTATTATGACACCATAACTATTATTTCTAAATGGTATAATAAAATTATATTCTATTGTTCGTGTATTGTTTTCCATTATGCTCTCTCCTTTTTTATTTTTCATACTAATAATGTATATTATTGAGTTGTATTATCAAGCATTAATTTACCGCATAAAACCTAGCTTTTTTAACTATATTAGCACCTTTAAGTAGAAATATCTTTACAAAAGCAAATCACTAATATAAAAAACGAATCACTATGAAATTTTTTATACTTGTGTTAGAGAGAGTTGTGCAACAGCACAATAAGTATTTAAGTTTCAAAATACAAATCGTGTTGGGTTTAGACTCTCTCCTAAACCCAGCACAAGAGAGAGGATAAAATGAATAAAGATCAACTTAAATTTCTAAAACACCATAAATTACTAAATGATTCTTTAACCGAAGAACAACGAAATGGAGAAGTAGATGCAGTATTTGATGGTTATAACATACATGATACCTTAATTACTTGGGCATTATTAAATATCTCTACTAAAAAATTAAAAAAACTAATTGAAACAGGAAGACCACAATGAAACAATTAGAGTTGGAATATCCAGCACATAATTACACCGACACAAGCAAATCTGCTTTTGTAAATAAAAAAGATAAGCTGACAAAAAGAGAACAAGTTTATGAGTTAATTAAAACTCAATCTTTAACCAATTACGAAATAGCAGAAGAATTAGATATGCCTTTATCATCTGTTACTGCAAGATGCCGAGAGTTACAGCTTTTGAACTTGGTAGAAGATAGTGGTAAAAGACGAGAAACTAAATATGGAAAACAAGCAATAGTATGGCAAGAAAAAAACCACCAACAAAAGCAGAACGAGAATTTATGACTAAAGTTGCTTTGCTTGGTTGTATAGCTTGTAGCAAAGACGGATTGACAAGACCAGCAGAGATACATCATGTCAGAATACACACAGGAATGGGTCTAAGACCCTCACATTTTGATATTTTACCACTTTGCCCAGCACACCACCGAACTGGAAAAATTTCAGTACATTTAGGCAAAAAAGCTTTTGAAGAAAAATACGGAACACAACAAGAATTAATGAAAATAGTAAAGGAGAGAATACAATGTCAAGAAGATCAGGATATTTTTTAGTTTATAGAGATGTTTGGAAACACCCTGTATTTAAAAATTTAGTTGAGTCAGCTATTTGGCTTTACATGATAAGTTCAGCAAGTCATAAAGATAAAACAGCGAGATATTTAGATAATGAAATATTTATCAAACGAGGAGAATTAATATTTCCACTTAGAAAAAATGCTAATATTTGGAAAATACCATATACTGCTATGAGAACTTTTATTTTAAGGTTAAAAAGACGAGGTATGATAAACCACCGACTCACCACATTGAAACCAACAAAAGATTTTAAGTATAGCAAAATAACTATAATTTCCGTGCTTAATTACGACAAATTTCAATATGTAGACCCTGTGGATAACCAACAACTCACCAACGACTCCGCGTATCTAATACATAATACTAATACACTAATATCTAATATATCTCCAAAAAAGTCTAGCAAGGAAGAATATAAACAAATTGGAACAGAGGGTTCTTATAACATCATCTTGATAGACGGAAAAAAATATTTAAAACATAAATATAGGGACGAACCGATAAAGGAGTATTAATGGCAGATTTAAGAATATTAAGTTTGGGTGCTGGAGTACAATCATCAACTTTAGCTTTAATGATTGAAAAAGGCGAAATACCTATGGTTGACGCTGGAATATTTGCAGATACGAAAGCCGAGAGCAAAGAAACTTACGAATTTCTAAATTGGTTAAAATCTAAATTAAGTTTTCCAATTTATATAATTTCAAAAGGTAATCTCACAGAGCATTTGTTAAATACAGATTTTCCAATAGCACCATTTTATAGTTTAGATACAAAAACAGGAAAAAAAGGTCTTATGCTTCGTCAATGTACAAATGACTATAAAGTGCAAATTATAACTCAAAAAGTTAGGCAATTATTAGGTTTAAAAAAACGTGAAAGAGTAAAAAAAGGGACAAAAGTAGAAATGTTGATGGGTATTTCAAAAGATGAGGTTTTTAGAATGAAACCAAATAGATTACCATATATTACAAATATCTATCCTTTAGTTGATCTTAATATGCGTAGACAAAACTGCATTGACTGGTTTAATAAATATTATGATAAATCGCCACCTAGATCAGCTTGTATTTATTGTCCATATAAAGGCGATAAAGAATGGAAACATCTTAGAGAAAATAATCCTAATGAATGGAAAGAGGTCATAGAATTTGACAAAAAAATACGAAATAATTCAAGAAAAAAAGAGGTAGAAGTTTATGTTCATAGAAGCTGTAAACCTATTGGTGAGGTAGATTTAGATATACAAGATAATCAGTTAGATTTATTTAACTCGGAGTGCGAGGGTTATTGTGGAAATTAGATGATTTCAATACTACGCATTTTTAAATATGTACGAAAAAGATTGATTAAATTAGCAATTGAAAATAAAAGGTTAAAAAGGCAACTAGAATATTATAAAGCTATATTAGAATCAATGGACAACCGAAAGCATTAATGGTTAAGAAAAAGTCAAAATTTCGCCATATTTCAATATCGAATAAAAAATATTACTTTTACGAAATAAAATGGATTGATGTTATTGGAGATTCTGGCCACGCATCTGAAAAAGAATTTGCTAATATGAAACCAGCATACATGACAACTAACGCTTATGTATTTAAAAAAGATAATAAGTTTGTTTGGACTTTTGCTAGTTATGATGAAGAAACATTTAGCGATAGAAACCTTATTCCAAAAGGATTGATTATTTCTATGAAAAAGGTAGAGATATAAAAATGCAAATCGAAATTGCTGATATTGAGTCTATAAAACCATACGAAAACAATCCTAGAAAACTATCGGATACAGCTATTGAAAAAGTTGCTATGTCTTTAAAAGAATATGGTTTTAGACAACCAATTGTAGTTGATAAGGATAGAATTATCGTTGCTGGTCATACTAGATTTAGAGCAAGTAAAAAATTGGGATTAAAACAAGTTCCAATATCAATAATAGATAATCTTACACAAGAACAAATAAACGCTTATAGAATAGCTGATAATAGAACTGCTGAAGAATCCGAGTGGGATAATGAATTGCTTAAAATGGAAATAAAGGAACTAGAAGCACAAGATTTTAAATTAGATTTATTAGGATTTAATGAAGATCAACTAAATGATTTATTATTTGAGGAAAAACAAGGTTTAACTGATGAAGATGAAGTACCTGAAGCACCTGAAGAACCTATAACTAAACTAGGAGATATTTGGAAACTTGATAATCAT